ATATACCGCCATCTGACGGACCTCGAGTACATGCCGCTGAAATGCGTCGCAGAGCGCAAGATCAGTACTGGTCGAAGCAAGAAGAATGGTAAATTTACAAGCCAAGCACAATGAATCTAAGTCCAAGCGACAACATCCACCGGGGTGTTCCCGCCTCTCTGGAATCTGAACAAGGCGTCTTGTGTTCGATCTTCCTCGAACCATCTCAGGCCATCACAATGTGCGAGGAGATGATCTCTCCCGAGATGGTACACCATCCCAGCAATAAGGCCATCTACGAGGCCATCCTTGCCCTCCATTCCAAGGGAGGGCACATTGATGCCATCAGCCTCACCGCAGCCCTTCAGGAGGCTCGGATGCTGGAGGCAGTGGGAGGGCCTGGATATCTCGCCCAACTGCAAACGGTCATTCCAACTTGGAGGAACCTGAAATGGTATCTGGAGGTGGTGAGGAACTGCTTCCACAAGCGTCAGCTTCTCAAGTCCACCTACTCTTTGCAGGAAGCTGTCTTCGGGGATGCGGATGAAATTACAGGATCTGTCCAGGAGATGCAGAAAGCCATCGAAGGGTGGCGGGATTCTTCTTCTGCTGTCGATGACATCGGAGGCGAGGTCTGGCACAAGGCCATGGATGACATGGAGGAGAAGAATGAACGCCGGATGAAAGGAGGGGGCCTGGAGGCCATTCTGGGCATTCCTACGGGGCTCAGACGTATGGATAAGATGGATGGGGGCCTGAAGCCCAAAGTCTTTACCATTATCGCGGCCCGCCCATCCCAAGGCAAAACCCGTCTTGCTACCCAGATTCTCCTCAGGGCCGCAAAGGAAGGAAACAAGAGCCTGTTCTTTAGCCTGGAAATGTCAGGAGAGGATGTAGTTCAGAGTGTCCTCTGTCAGAATGGAGCAGTCAATGTGGATGGGGCATTTAATGGATACCTTCGGGAAGCTGACTTTCCTCGAATAACATCATCTGTAGGAGAGCTGCGCAAGCTCATGTACATCGACGATTCTCCAACCCTCACAGTGGCCCAGATCCGCTCCAGAGCCAAGAGGTTCATGTTGAAGCATCCCGACACCAAGATCATCGCTGTGGACCACCACATGCGGATCAAAGCATCCCAAGCCACGAGGAAGAACTCTTCAGGGGAAGAGATGCTCTCAGAGATCGCCATTGGTCTCTCCGAGATGCGCAAGGAGTTGGGAGTTCACCTTATTCTTCTTTGCCAGATCAATCGTCAAGGGAGCAAGGAGAGGCCCCGAATGGATCACATCAAAGGCTCAGGGGCCTTTGAGGCCGAAGCCGACAACATTTGGCTGATCGACATGGAGGAGAACACGGACGCCTCCATCCGACAGGGAAAGCTCCACAAGGACAAGGGCCGCAATTCCGCCCTCGGAACCATTGATGTGGAGTTCTACAAAAACTCTCTCACATTCAAGGAGGTCTAGCGTGCCCCTATCAACAGAGCCACTGAGATCAGGATGACCGCCACGGGGCACAGAGGCCATGCTGGGCGCACAATGGCGGCGATTGAGAGCAGAAGAGCGACAACAACAAGGATTAGGAAAGGCGACATCATAAACACCTATCGCAACTCACGGGCAACGGAGACTTAATTATGGAACGAGATATTGGATTTTACTGGATCAAAACAGAATGGACGGATGGCTGGGAGCCCGCTCGATGGGATGGATCGGAGGTTCTTAATATTGGGGAGGAGATACTTGGATTCCCGCCATCCGATGTTATAGAATGGGGTCCACGCATCTACCCTCCAGATCATGTCTTCACAGACACCGCTCAACCTTTTGACTATGATGAGAGGCTGACTGAACCAGTCCCAGATTGCTCTGATTATCAGGCTTAGTCGTACTAATTAAACTTATGGGAATTTGCTACTTCTTTGTGAACCACGAACGGAAGCTTGTGGTTGATCCTGACGCTTGGGAGGGATTCCAAGTGTGCAGCAAGCGTCCTTATGACTCTGCGGAATTCTGCCGAGCATTCATGATGCTGATGGTTCAAACTGGCGGCTCTTGGGAGATCGCCGATGACACTTCTGCATCCCCGGAATATTATCTGGCTGCGTGCTATAGGCTGGTTCCCGAGCCCACAGATGATGGGGGCTGGTATAAATTCAATCTCAAGCAACCAACAACACCAAGCACTTTATGACACCAACAGAGAACAACTTCATCCGTGAGATGCGGAGGGTAATGAGGGTCTATCGGGTCGAATTAATTGAAAGCTCAGAGTCTGATTCAGGCTGGGCCTTCGCAGATGAGAAGGATGAGATATTCCTTCAGGTGGACGAGAATCTGGCTGATGAACTGGAGGAGAAATGAACCTCGACTCATTCATTGAGGAATGCCGCGTACCGCTGCTTGCTGCCGTAGATTGCGGTATGACAGGGGCAATCGTAATGAACGATTCCTCGGGCATCGTGAGCGCATTTAAGATGCCTGTGGTAGGCAAGGGGATCGACCTATACGCCATCGCGGAACTTCTCAAGGGCCGCGACTTGGTTTTGATGGAGAAACCTCCGATGGGAGGATTCGCCGGTAAAACCAGAATGACGGAAAACACCTGTTTCAATCAATTTAAGGAACTGTACGGCCTGTTTTGTGGGGCGCAGATCCCGTTCCATTGCGTATCCCCCAAGGCATGGCAGAGCTACCTGGAGCTTCCCAAGAAGAAGGAGGTAGGGGATGATGTCTGGAAGCAATTTCTCATGAGCCAAGCGGTTCAGAGATTCCCCAAGCAGAAGGTCACGCTCTACGCGTCAGATGCGTGGTTGCTCTACGATGTGGCCCGAAAGATTTGGCCGATACCCAAAAACCTATGGCCGTAACCCTTGTCTACCTGCTGTGGATCAACAACGAGGGTCCATTCGAGGCTCGGGGAACCAATCAATGGGAACTCCTCCAAAGCATCGGATATGACCCTTATTACTTCAGAGAAAACGGAAACTTAATCACCAAAGCAACATGCATCAAGAATCACGACCACTGGATCAATCAACACCCGGAAGCCCCCAAGCCCAAGGAGCGCAAACTCAAGGCCAAGGACGAACGGGATCTCCAACGGAAGCTGGAGGGATGGTACCGATAGTTCATTCGTTCTGTGGAGGAGCGCTCAAGCAAACCATCAGTTGCGCTGCGCAGGATGGAATAAATCCGTATTTCATGCACAGGGCATTAAAGGACTTCCCTCAGCCTATCGCTTCCATCCAGCCAAACTGCGCCCCTGGAACCTCGACCAGCCCCGATCCGCTTTCTGCTGGTAGGCCGGGTGCTCTTCCTTCTGTTTCGGCTTCAGGGTTATGGGGTCGAAAGAGAGAGTTTGAATTGCCCGAGGAGCTTGAGTTTCCAATCGCTCCATCGGAAGACCAGCTCTCCTTGCCACTTCCACCAAGTAACTAAGAGCGTCCCCACATCCTGGAGAGTGCTTAACGCGCTCTTTCATCGTCGCCTTGGTTTCAATTGAAACCTTCCCTCCAGGCCGGAACTCGTACTTTCTCTCAAAGAGATCCTTCGCGTATGAGGAGGCGATATTGAAAGCCTTGACCCTGCCAAGCTGAACCGCTACCCGAACGGCGAACCAATATTCGGTAACCTGACGGTCGTAGCGGTCCTTGGCGGGTGCATTATCCTGATCACTCACCCGACGCTCTGTAGGGGCTCCTAGAGAGCTTATGAGGTGGATCTGATTGCTGCCCCAGAGCTTCATGATGGACTGGGCCATAATGCCGCCATCATGGGATACGTCCATTCCCATGTTTTCAGGTTCCACTCCATTGGCGGTTAAGATCCGAACCACCTTTGCGGCCAGTTGATCGTAAAGATCCCCGCCAACCCCAAGCTCTGGGGTGATGAGGATATGGTGAGGGTGAAGCTGAAGGATGAGATGTCCCGTTTCTTCATCGGGGCCAAGCTCTCCGATCTGAATCACAAAATCATCCCCTGTAGTCGTGAAAGAGGGGTCAACGCCCGCCAGCATGGTTCTTTTACCGTACCCCCACCTTCTTGTCTCCTCTGCATGGGAGCTGCGGATAATGGAAGGGGAGAGGACCGTGGCATCCAAAGCAGAGGGGAGCCAGATGCCCCGAGCCATCATCCAGTACTTGGCGGATTTCAGCCCCTGCTCGATGTCCCCCTGTCCTGATTCGATGGCCATCTCCCTTAAGGAAAGGTGGTTGATGATGGTGGGGAAGGGTAGTTTGTCCACCTGATCAATCTTCTCATGGCCGGGGAAGATATTGGGACTCCGGTTGCCGTCCAGATGGACGCACAAGCCTCCTGTGCGGGTTTCCCAGTTCATCTGGGTGAATTCCTCAGGCCAGCCATTGCGAGGCTCACAATCGCGTCCATGGGGATCTGTCTGCTTGTTGGCGTTGGCGATGGAGATCCGCTGGAAGAACGGGTTGGACATCAGGTTCACGCAGGGGTCCAGGATGTTCTCTGGCATGAAAGCCATCTCGTCGATGATCCAGATGACGTTCTGGTTTTTGCGTCCCGCGATGGTTGCTAAAGCCCCCTGTCCTTGGGAATCATTGGGGATGGCGATGCCGATCAGGCCATTACGCATGTCCCGCAGGGAGGCATCCTTTTCATCATTGAGAGCCAGGGAGGGATCAAAGATCAGGGCCTTCAGATAGTCCAGGATGCTGCCGACTTTGAAGGTTGCTTCATTGTGAAGTTTCTTAATCTCTCCCCAGATACGGGCCTTGAGGGCGTCTCCCGAGGTGGTGGAAAGCATGACCATTGTATTCAGGGGATCAGAGTAGAAGCAGACCAATCCATACATACTGGCACTGAACGACTTACCCGAACTAGCACATCCCGTGAGGGCAAGCTTCTTGGAAGTGCAGAGCCCATGAGCGGCTTCACGGAAGAAGTTGTTCTCTACCGTTAGTCCTACTAATTCACGTTCCCGATAATAGGGCGTATCTGGGAAGGTGAACTCTAAGGGATAATGAGGCCAGAGGAGCCTGACGCAGTTCAGGAAGTGCTCGTAACGGGAAAGGAAGCCTTCAGCCTTCCCATGCTGTTTGAAGCCGTACAGCTCGATAGTTATAGGAGGAATGCCTACCGGCCATTCCCTGCCGTATTTGACAAAAGTGTTCATTCAGAGTCGGAAGCGATGGCGGCTTCCATGTCTTCGATATACCGAACCACGGCATCAGAGTCCAGTGCGGGATTCTTGGCGGCAAGATATTGAGCCAGGGCGGCTACTTCCACATCACTGCGCACGGTGTTTACGTAATCTTGAAGAGCAGCTCGCTGGATCTTCTGGTCGGTATTATCCACCTGGTTGTTGTTCGGATCAGCCAGAAGCTTTTCGGTACGCTCCACTACAGGGGCCAGATTGTAAGCATCCTTGGTCAGAATGGCGGTCAGCTCTCTCTTGAGCAGGGGGCTGTAATAGTCCTTGGCGAACTCGTGAAGCTCTTCATTAGTGAGAGTGCCCACCATGTGCATGGGAAGACGGGAAGATCTCTCCTCCTTGGCTTCAGCGAAGAGTTCCTTCATCTCCTTGGTGTCCCCGGTACGGATGCTGGTCCTGAAGCGGCTCATGGGAGCCAAGGTAAGGCTGTAAGGGCTCAGAAGCTTGTTGATGGGCGTCATCTCTGACTTGGAGATGTACTTCCTGAAGAGATCGGATTCTTCATCCAGAGGCTCTCCGTAGCCATTGAGCATATCTCTGCCTGATTCATTGAAGTACAAGTAGTCGCTCGTCACCATGCGGTAGGCATTGGTCAGTTCCTT